AAGTACCATAAATGTTAATGGTACGGTTGCCTTAATTAGTGCTTCTTTAATCATGTCTTTTTCTAAGATTGCAAATTTTTTGAGTATCATCTCATTCCTAATGGTAACTTCCATGACTGCCACAGGAGTAATAGGTTACAGGTATGTAACTTCAGAAAATTTTAAAAGTCAAGTTATGAATGAAATTCTTGATAATGTATCTGGAATGATGCCAAAAATGTTAGATCAAGGCTTACCTAAAGCAACTGGCCCATCTATGCCGATTATCAAATGAACTGTTATTGGTGTAATACAGAATTAATAATAGGTGGTGACATTGATATTGAAGATGGGATGAATGGTTATCCTGAATTTTCAATAATGACTAACTTATCCTGTCCTAAATGTTTTTCGGAAGTAGAGATATTAAAGAAACGAGATGCCTTCGATTGATATTCCTGATATAAATATTCCTGACATTTATATACCAGAAGTACCAGAACCTTATAATCCTTATTATTTACAAATAGCAAAACCACCTGAAATAGATGTTCCTGGCTGTACTTATCAGCATCGTGATATAAAAAATACTGGTAATCGTAATTTATTATTGGAAGATCCAAATGGAGTATTTACAACGTGTGATTTTCCGTTTCCTGGTTTTGTACCTCTTGACTATACACCTGAGAATCTTGTCATTACAGAACAAGCACCTATTAATAATGAAACACCATTACCAGAAACAGAACAACCAAAAATTCCTGAGATACCATCAGATCCACCCCCAAACTTTCCTCCTTGCCCTGGTAAAAATGAACAAAGAGTTGGAGACTTTCGTAACGATAAAAAACTAGAACGTGTCATTGGGCATGAAAGAGGGCAAGATGGGTCTGAATGTATAACTCTCTATGAAAACGTTCCGTTTAAAGATCAGTACATCCCTTCTATTCCTCAGTTTGTTGGGGTATTTACTCTGGCTTTGGTTGGGGCATCTGCTCCCCTTGTTTTACAAATTGTACGGCCATTAGTCAAGCAAGCTGTTTCTAAATTAAATAAGAAGAAAAAATAACATTGTTACGGAACGGAAACATATACAGAGTGACGTCACTTTCGTGGTAAAGTATAAAGGCAATCATTAATTTTACTCTTATGAGACATAAATTCCAAAACAGAACTGAAAACATCTTTGAAAAAGATGACAGGATGTATTTCCGTTTCGATCAATTTGACAGAGAAATTTCTGTAGATTTTCATTCTAGAAATGACGTATCAAGTTACACAATGCCCCTTGATAAATTCATTACTTCATTACAAACATCTATTGAAGATTTTGACAAAAATGAGTTAGAAGTTATGAAAATGACTGCTGCTGTTTTATTTACAAAAATAAGATCAATAGAAGCAGCTAAAGAAAAAACAAATTCAGAAAAAGTACCCGAAACTGTATGACTTCCCAAGTACAAAATGCCCTCTCAACTATTTATGAGGGCATAACCTATTCTCTTGAATTTATTACACCAGAAAAAGCACAATTTTATCTAGGAAAAAACTTTGAGAATAATCGCAAGATTAGTAGAAATAATCTTGAAGAATTAAAAAGAGAAATGAAAAATAGTCGTTTCATTTTATCTGATTCTGCTATTTGTTTTGATATAGATGGCACTTTAGTTAATGGTCAACACAGATTACTTGCTGTTGTTCAAACAGGAATGACACAACCCTTCCTTGTTGTTAAAAATATGCCTAGCAAATCCAAACAAATAATGGATGTTGGTAAATCTAGATGTATGTCTGATCGTATTACTATTAGTGGTGTCAGAATTAGCAGAAGAGATTGTGCAACCATAAGACACGCTATGGCTAACATTGGTCAAACCACTGGTACTGAACAGTATGCAAGACCATGCCATGATGCTTTAGTTTCAGAAACTTATTTAAAACATAATCAGTTTCTATATCTTATGGGAAAAGTATGTCCTACCAATACCAGCAGAGTTAGATCATTTTTTCTAGGAGCAGCATTAAAAATTTATGCTGAGATGACTTATAACAGTCAATATGGAAAAAACAAAAAATACGATCATACTATGTCTGCTAAAGAAAGAGCATTACATTGGTTAAATATCGTTACTACTGGTATGGCAAGTCCTATTGATGGTATTGATAGAGATATTAAACCATGTGATAGAGCAGCACAGATTATTTTTAACAAGTCTTGTGATGCTGCCTTAAAAAGATCTTATTGGAGTAGTGCTGATGCCTTTGCTTTAACAGTAAGAGCAGCCCATCATTTTATGCTTGGTCTGGATATTCAATATATAAGAACTCCTAAAGAAGATCCTTTTAGAGATTTCATTGAGTTGCCTTCCACCAATAAAATAATGACTATGACATCAAATTGATACTACAATGTTCTTAACTACTTTTTTCCAATGAATGAAAATCTACAACGATTAACAGTTCAGATAACAAAACATCAATATAACCTGTTGAAGTATCATTCTGGTCCTGGTACTTCTATTTCTTCTCTTGTAAGACAAGCTCTTGATAGCCATTTTGCTGAAGCCGATCAAATACTTAGCGAAAAAGCTATTGAAGATGCTAAATATGAAGAGTATGAGAAATATATGCTTGAACAACAAGCAGAAGGTATGAAAGAAGAACCTGTAATGGCTGATGCAAGTGTTCTTTTTTAGATAATTGATATGATAAGTCTAGGCTGTGAGATTAAGCCTAAATAGATAAGTCTTTTGGAAGGGGGCTTATCTATTTTATTTTGTGAGTATGTGGCATAACTTGATTTGGAGGAATGTTAACAATAATATCTTCACAGGTAATTGCACTAGGTGTTCCTGGTTTATATGTAGCTCCTAATTTTGCCATTTTTGAGCACATTTCTAAACGATATAAACTGATTTCCATTTTTGTTTTTTTGATTAATAATTCCTGTGCTTCTATATTTACTGCGGTTGCTTTATGGCAAAGTGCTGGAGACTTTCCTAATGGTATGTTTAGTTGAGCCGAAACTCCATAATTTAAATTAAAGGTATCCTTTTCAAATCTAGGAATTTCTGAATAGTATAAAATGTCTCCTGTTTCTTCATCATATATTGGTGTTCTTGTAATGTATTCTTTAGGTCGTGCGAAAGACCAACTATCGGTTACATAAGGTGTAATTGTAAGACTAGGAGAAGCACAAACTATGCCCTGTGACATTCTAAAACTTGGCATTGAGCTTGGCGTTATCATGGTCGCATTGTTATTTACCACGCCCTGTGCGTTGCTAGAAGGGCTTGCAACAGTTGTATTAGCTAAAACCCTTGCAGGGCAAAGGATTATAGCTATTGTCCAAAGGTAGTTGTAGTTTCTACGGTTGTGCTTGTATTTATTTGACGAGTTATGGTTGTTGTCGTATCCAACCCTGGGGTTATTAGCGTTTCTTGTAGAGAAAAGGCTGCTCCATCGTTTGTTATTGACCAGCGAGGTATAGCTTCTAAGTTTGGTGAAGTCCAATTAAAATTTACTCCCCCAACTGTTTGTTCGTTTGTAGTTGTCGGAGTAGGGTTGATATATCCTGTCTCAGATTCGATATTATGTCCGCTTGCTGCGTAGCTATAGCCAGTTCTGTATTGGTGGCTTGTGATCGTTTCATTTATTACAGATTCAGAAGTACTTGTTGTTTGAGATGTACCTGAACGAAATTGAGGAACGACAGGCACAGCTAATGTCCTTATAGGTAATACTAATAAAACTAACAACCAAAGTCTAGTCAATGGTAATAGTAACTTTAGTAGATCCTATGCAAGATGTACCCGATCCACCTGCGGTACAGGTATGGACTCCAGAACTCAATGACGTAAGGGCAAGATTACCAGCAGTACCGCCTGAAGCTACAGTAGTTGATCCTCCTAATATTGGTAAAGCTGCTATACCGCTAGAAGGAGTTACGGTAGATGGTGTAGAATCGCCCATAATTACAGATTCTGTTTTTGAGAAGGCTGAACCGCTTGTGGTCACTGAGGTGTCAGTTTGTATCATTGCTGGAACTCCCGAAGTTAACGAGCCAACATTGATCCCACCAATCTTTCCTGATGTTGTGGTATCTCCTACAGTTACAGATGGAGTAATATTATTTCCGCTTAAAGAATAGGTTGTACCAACTTTTTGAGTAGTTACGAATGGCATATCCACCGTAATCTGTGCAGAAGTAACGAACTCCTGTTTTATATCAGCAAAAGCAGCCGATGGTAAGAACAGAAGTAAAGCAAATAGTTTTTTCATTTGATTCCTACTTTGTTTTTACTATTATCTACTATCTTAGGAGCATTTCCGTTACTTGTGCCACTTTTCTTCTGTCCGACTGAAATCCCATAGCTTCCTAGGACTCCAGAAACCAAGCCAGCAGTGAACGCTCCATCAATTCTTACCCTCCCCATATATCCAAGAGTCATCATCGACAAACTCCAAGTCAAAATCAGAAATCTTATAGCGTGACCAAATAGATCACCCCATTCGATACCTTCTTTTTCTAGCTTTTCTTCAGCCATAACATTAAGGTTTCTTGTCTAACACTAACAATCTAGCTATGTTTGGAAAAACTAACAAACTATGTCTAAATTTTTAATCGGAATGTTTATCAAATTTGGTAAATCAGAATCTTTGCGTAAAGCAGCTTTATCTCTTCTTAAAGCAATGGTGGCAAAAACTGATAATGATGTTGATGATGCAATAGTAAAAATGCTTGAGGAAAAATTATTTCCAGTGAAATGAAAATAAACAAATTTCTCAATATTAACGTTGAGCCAGCACCTTTAGAAATGAAGTTAGATGTTGAAATGCGTTGTAGAGAAATTATGGCAAGTGATAATGTTATTGATATAAAAAGATATTGCACTCATCTTGTAAGACATAAATTAGAACAAGATATGTTCCTTGCTTCGATGTTAGGAAGGTTAGTAGAACTAGAAGCTAACCATGTAGTTAGTCAGGTAAGAAAAGAAAAGAAAACTAATCCTATCAAGAAGTTTTTTCGTATTCCTTAAGCTCTTCATCAGTAAAATCTCTGACTAATAATTTATCTATTTTGTCTACTTCATAATTAAATTTAAGAATTGCAGTTCTTATATGTTCTGCAATCCATTGTCCATCTTTAAATACAACCTGTGCCTTACCATTTTCTTTAATAAAAACATAATGGTCTTGCCCTTTCAGTTGTATCTCTAGAAAGTTTTTTTCAAGATTCTTACGTCTTATTTTTTTAAGTTTGCGTAATTTTAAAATAGAATCTTTTGGTTTTTTCATTTTTGATAAGACACTGGTGGCAGTGTAATCCAATATCTAACACCATTTATAATTTTAAAATGAATATTAAGGTTAGGATCTTTTACTAAATAGTTGTTTGGTTTTTGTCGCATGATAAAAAAAGTGAGGGCTTACATTGGGAAATCTTACGGAAAGCCAAATGCCTCATTATTAGAATGGTAATTCGTCTATTTTTGGTGCATCCTCTATTTTTTGAGGATTAATGTTACCGAACACTCCGTACTGTCCATCCATCGCTTTAGAGTAGATTTGTACACATTGAGTTTTAATTTTCTTTTTTTGTTTAAAGTCATAAACTTCGTTTTCTTTAGCTTTTGTATTTACAAGGTTTTGTAAATGATCTATCAAATGAGTAACAGAGTCAACAGGAATTGTTAATCCCAAGACCTGTTGGCCTTCATTGAAACGATCATCTCCTATAGACCATTTGATTGGTAAAGGAAGTGCTGGATTGAATTGTGTATCAGCCATAATTATTTAAAGAATTTAATTAGTAGTGTTTTAAAAAATTGATTTGTAGAGATTTTGTTTTTAGTACAATGATCTCTAACTTTAGCAGTAAGTTCGTCATTAGTTCTGACACTAAGAACATTTCTGTTATAGTCTTTTTTACGTTGCTGTTTGCGAAGTAAAAGTTCTGCTAAGACTTCATTTTTCGCACGTTTTACAAGTTCTTCTTCGTTCATAAGCTCTCATCTATTTTGGATATAGCAAGAGCAAGGAACGCTCCTTGTTTAGCTGTGGTAATTGGATTAATTTTCTTAACACCAAATTCTTTTTTATAAGAATCAAGAAGTTTTTGAAACTCGTCAGGATGTTCTTCTTTAATCTTTAAAAGTTTAGAGTTAAGAACTTCTCTGGCTTCGTTAGTGATTGGAGGATCAGTCTTAGCCTTATCAGAAACAGGTTGTAATTCTTGATTAGGTTTAGTTGGTGTACCAGCAGTACCTTGTCTTGCAGGTGGTGGCTGATTTAATGACATAGCGTCATCATCTTCTTCAGAACCTATCCCATAAGCAGCACCAAGAGCGTATCTTCTGGTATAAGTAATTGCTATACCAAGATCATGCATGATGTTATAACCTTTGAGTTCTTTTAAAGGCAATTTACTTTCAAGTTTTTCATCCTTGAAATATAAAGTTGTTATACAAACTGTAAGTATTTGACCTTCAATCGTAATGTAATCAAAAGTTTGAGTATGTGAAATACCTAATTCGGCTGCTGGTTGAATTGCTTTGATAACATCTTCAAGAGTTGAATACTTACGTTCAGTAGTAGAAGATCCTCCTTTTTTGTCTCTTCTTGTTTCTCTAGCTACACCTGTTCTATCAGCAGATTTAACCTGTGATTGAAAGATAGCAAGAGCTTCAGATAAAGAAGAAGGAGTTTTTGTGGAAGGTGGTTTTGTTGCCATAGAGTAAATGTGTTTACTTATATTAGATATTATATAGTGTATATGGTGTTTACTGCAAGGCAGCTTGTAATAATGTGTTGAATTGTTCTGGTGTTAACACTATTCGCCATTGTCCTCCTCTGAACCTAACCATACTCGCAACAAAATCTACACCTGCATTTTCTCGTTGTGTTTCTACTTCTCTAGGTTTAATAAGACAAGCTTTTGATTTATCTTTCCAATCACACACCTGTATCACGCAATTTGGTACTCCAAAAATATCTCCGACATCTCCAGGAATACCTGCACTGAGATTCCTTTGACATTCAAAGCCTGTAACTTCTGTTAAAAGTTCTGCTGCTTCACGTTCAGCTTTATCTCCTTTTTGTTTCTGTGGGTTACTCATCCTTCCAACTCTCTTATCCTTGCTGTTATCTGGTCATATCTCATTCCATATTCTTCATCTGTTATTTCTGATTGAAACCATAAATGTTCAATAGCTGCTATCTCATTCCATAATTTAGCAATAAGATACTTTTTTCTTTGAGTAAGTTCTTTGTAAAGACATTTCATTTTTTAGAACTCCATTTTCTTTTT